TATCCAGAGATTTCTTACTGAGCTTGTTGATGTCCCAGACGTTAGCTACATGCATGGCTAACCAGTACAAAGAGTCATCGTTAGTGACTATTGTCTTATCATGTAGCAAGAACAATGACTTGATGTGGTCATCTCTGTGGTAACTAAAGTTAGACACTGGATACACTCTGCCTCTAAAGTCTAGGTTCCACCCTAAGTAAAACTTTGTGTACATAGACATTTCATCAGCATCTGCTAGGTCTTGAGTCATCAAAGACACAGCACCGTCAATCTCACGGTTCTTAGTGTCTATCTCTTTGTCTATTGCAGTGAAGACCTTCTTGTCATCAACAGACATAGAACTAAAGTCATCAGGTTTCTTTTGTTTAGCAACCTTCGTTTTAGACGGAAACTTACTAATTGATACATCGTTATCCCAAGCCCACTTAATGGCTTCTAATGTGTACTGATTGATTTCTAGAGGTGTCTCTTGTAATGCATTGAGGGCCTCTACGTAACCAGGTAATGACTTACCGTCCTTGAGTTGGTAATCAACGGCTTTCCTTTGTACATATGAACTCTTGCGGACCAATGGTACTTGCTTACAGGCTCTTTCCGTAAAGTAACAACCAGTGTCAAACTTAGTCCATGGTTGCGGTGGTACGACTAAAGGTCTAAACATGGGTTCTTGCCATGATGCAAGATAATCCATGTCAGCTATTTGGTCTCTAGCCTCTATAGTTAGACCAATCATCTTCCTAAAGTCAGAATACTTAGGTCCTTCTCTCTTGTCCCAACCTTCAAAGACACCACTTGCCTTCAAGACAGCACTAAGTATCAAGGTTCCTACCTTTATGTGTCTTTCGCATAGGTCTTTGTCTTGACCATTGACCTTGAGTTTTATGTCTTTAGGACCCCAGTCTTGTTGGCTGTAGTTCTTCTTAGAGGCAATTGCTTTAGCAGCTTTCACCTTGAAGAAATCTACAGACTCATCCTTAGTCACTCTAGTCTCTATAGACTTCGCTAGTTTACTGTCGAACTCTGTCAGACCGTCTGCCCATTGCTGTAGTTCAACCTTGTTTCCTATCATGTTCAATATGTTAGTCCTACAGCCATTAGTTGCTACAGCTTCGTAACATACAGCTAGACCAATGTAAGCAGCGACATCTGTGTCTATAGACTTAAGGTCTTTGTAACCACAGTGCTTTCTACCGTCTCCTTTGTTCTCCTGAGACGTTAGATACTCTTGTATGGCTTCAGATACTTTTGGTAGGGCTTGAGTTATTAACTTGTGAGGATTGTTCTGGGTGGATAACTTAGAGTTCCCTTCTAGTCTACTAAGGTATCTCTGTCTACCATCGTCAAACATCTTGTCTTCACGCTGCATTTGTATTTCATATGTACCACTGATTAGCTCCTTCATGCTCCTTTGTCTCCCATGACATTTGTATTCTCTAAAGGTGGACACAACTAAATGATAATGGCTATCACTAATAATGAATAGCTTTTATGTCTTATCACATAGGTGCAATCCAAAAAAAAAGCCTCCGTAGTGAAGGCTTTTGTTTCTAATGCTTCATTAGTGAAGCGTAATGTTTTCAAGTACTAACTCATACTGATGTGGCTTATCATCGTCTACCTCTAATACATCAGTAGCTAATGACCACGCTAAGTCCCAAGTATCTTTGGCTTCTTTAGCTTTATCTTCTTTGTTCATGCGACTCTCCCTTTAGGTGCTTCAAGTTTACTCATGATATTAGCCAAAGAATCTTTCTTGGCATGGACATACTTCTTTGTAGTAGCTATCGACCTGTGACCTAAGATAGTACCGACCACAATAGTGTCTACATTAAACTCCATCGCTAACCTGGTGGCACATGTGTGTCTAAGCACATGAAACACAAAGTCATTGTCAAAAGGAGCTATAGACATCCTCGCAGCATCCCAAGTGTCATAGAACTTTCTGTGCGAATAGACACCACTAGGACAGTACTCTAGGTTCTCTAAGGCAACCTTAGCTTCTTGGTTCAACGGTACAGTACGCTGCTCACCGTTCTTTGTCTGCGTAAGCTCAACAAAGCCGCCACAGTGACTTATAGTACCGACAGTCTTCTTACTGGTCACGTTGTTGATACTTAGGATTTCACCTAAGCGCATACCAGTGTTCACACCCAGGCTAACAAAGTCAGCCATCCAGGGATGGTCTGAGTCCATGAAGAACTCTATGAGGTCGTTGACCTCTTGGTCAGAGAAGAACCTAGGTCTCCCTGGCTCTACAGGTTTCCATCGTACCTTGGGTACTCTGTCGACCAACTCAAAGTCAGCTGCTAGGTTAAACAGTGCACTGAATGCTGCCAGGTACCTGTTGACTGTGTTGTTCTTTAGACCTTGAGCAGACAAGTGGTCTATGAAAGCATAGAGGTCAGCAGCTTTATATTCGCCAATCTCTTTGTACTTGTTGTTTCTAAAGTCGCTGAGTCTTCTTACCATGAACCCACAGTCATGCAGGTACTTACCGCTCCAGAGTCTAGCTCCGTGTGCATCAAAAAAAGTTTCTATAGTTGTCATCGTTGTATCCTCTTAGTTGTGACAGCATCAAGGCTGTCTGAAGACATAAAAAAAGCACCCGGAGGCGCTTGTCGTTATCAATCGATTAATTTAGGTTAAATCTATTGCTATTCGTATGTAGGAGACTATAGAACTGCTAGTTACGTTAGTAGAGCAGTCGACTCATAATCGATTGGTCGTAGGTTCAAGTCCTACTGGGCCCACCATTTTACAAGACGTTTTAGCTATAGTTTCTACGTTAGAAAAGGCAATAGACCTTTGTAACGTATTACCCTCTTTGTCGATCCCCAATTTGGAATGGGGGCATAAAGTAGCGTTTGTCTGGACTGCTGTAGGGAGCCACCCTATGGTCTACCTGCAACCACATTGACAATATAGACTATTGCAAAACGTATGTAAAGACCATCAGTATAGGTGGACACAACTTAAAAAACACCAGTCAACTTACGTCAACTGATGCGGCCATAGGCCAGGTATGCTCTTGCCTTCAGGGGAAAAGGCGTAAGCATAAGTGAATGACCTGCAGGGGAGTACAGGCCACTCTTGTCTTAAGTTACATAAGTGTAAAACAAGGACACTCATGGTCTTTACCAGAGTTTTCAGTCTCCCAGTAGTTACCACAGCGTCCACACTTTTTGTACTCAGGTTTCTTTTGGTTGCCAAAGATGGCATCGTAGTTTGATTCGTATTGTTCCCGGTTCGGGATAGGTCTTGGAGCTGAACCTTTGCCAGACATAGGCACCTCCATTGTTTATGATAAGAGATTGTTCTCTAATAGGTGGACACTTCTATTTTTTAAGGTCCATTAGCTTGCTGACACCACGGATGCCAAAGCTGCTTGATATTGCTATAAAGAGTAGGTACTGGTACCACTCAGGTAATTCAGAGAGTGCAACAAAACCAAGTTGTACCCTTTCAATGACAGTCGTGTCATTAGCTGCAATCGCATAGCCAACCATAAAGATAGGTATAGCCAAGACAATCGTCCAGAACTCATCTTTCCAACTACTGCCAGACGCAGCAGCCATTGTCTGCTCCCAGTTAGCATCATTCTGGATGACATTGATTTTAGCCTGGTGCTTCGCTTGCTTCTCTTCTGCCTTGTTCTTCATGTAGCCGCCTACCAGATTAGTGATAGGACCAATGAGTGACTGTAGCATTATGCTGCGCTCCTTATCATTTGGGCTACTTCGACAGCTCTATAGCCTACTTGGTTAGCATAGCGGCTATCTAAAAGTTCATTAGAAGCCTTCTTGTATTTACCTTCGCGGATATAAGCCAATGTCTTCTTGAACTGCAGTAACCTAGGTATACCCATGTTAAAACATAGGTTGACTAAAGCCTCTTGTACAGGCTCAGGCATATCTTCAAAGCCGCTAATGTTTTTCTCTAGGTCGACAATAGCATCCTGGATGTCTTCCTCTAACATCAGTGCAGCCACTGCAGGGGATATACCTTTAGCATCTAGGTTGTGTCCTACGCCTATAGTATTTGCGTTGGCAGTACATTGGTATAAATCTAGACGTAGACCTTCGTGCTTAGTAAGAGTACTTTTGATATTTTCTAAATTCATTATTAATCTCCAGTGCAGCTAATTAATCCACAAAAGTGAACTAAACCCTACTGCAAAAAATACAACTGTAAAAGCCAACGCTTTCCAATCTTCTTTATCCTTCCAGTCCATTTGTATTTCCTATTCAAAAACAATTGTTTCTTTTGGGTCTATATATTTCGGCTTACAAAAAGCCCTCACTGGGACCTCATATATCTTACCGAACTTATTTTCACCTGACCCCTTGATACTCTGGAGGGTCAACTGCCTGGCAAAATAAATGCACGAATTGACATTTTTCCAGACACCATACTCAGCAGTGTCTTCAACTAGTCCGTCAGCGGTCAAAGTTTCAATTAGTAAAACGAACACTAGCGTCTTCATTTGATAACTCGCTCGGAATTGTCTACCCAGGTTAAACGACAGACACAATTAATTGCGTCCCAATGTCTCTCTGGTTTTGCAAGCTCTTGACACATGAAAATACAATGGTATTTGTTCTGGTAGAACCGCGTTTCTTTAGAAGAGTCAATCTCTCCGTTTGACAATAGGAACACCAGAGCAAAGACCATTCTCATTGGTTTTGCTTCAGCATTATCTCAATGAGGGTTTGTAGTTTTGCGTCTGATGCAGCAGCTAATTCGTTAGACTGTGACAAGGAATCTGCTAACGTCTTAATTGCCTGCTCGTTTAACGCAGTGCTTTTGGTATTGGCATCGGCTTTCTCAACTACCTTCTCAATTACCTTGGTCACTCTTTCCACATCTTCATCTGTTGCTTGTGCCTGGGCTTGCATTGAGCCCCATGCAACAAGGGCAGGTACAGCAGCCATTACAATTGGCAGCATGTATGAGGGTAGTGAGATATTGTTGTTTGACATGGTTTTATCCTTTTCTTATATAAACTTGGCAAGAGCAATTGCTCCCAGAATAAATGGGTAAATAGACCACAGCATTCGTTCCAACTTGTCGAACCTTTGAGACCCTTGCTCTAGTCTACGTTCAATTTCGCTGTAACGGAGAGAGCATTCAGCCTCATGCTTCTCAATGCGAGATAAGCATTCCTTGATTGAAGCCATCAGTGTTACCTCTTCTTAGCCGTCTTAGCTGCACGTTTAAAATTAGCTGTTGTAGGGGCTCCTTTTGAGCCCACCTTTCGCATCTTCTCGCCACTTCCTGCAGCTATGCGTTTCTTCTTTGCCGCAATGTTGGCATAAAGTCCCTTTTTAGCCATTACCAAGGAACCTCTGCAACAACTGAAGGAGCCTTTGACTCTGCAATCTGTGAGGCAATAGACTCTTCAATGGAAGTCACTTGCTCTTCTCCCATAGATTCTTTGACCCATCCAACAGCCATCTCTTCTGTGATGTCGTCAAACGCTACAAAGTCATCTGCGTCTACGTCT